TTTAAGAATAACGCACAGATACCCGTAGCAGCAAATTGTAATGTCAATGCTTTTTGCAATAGAATTTCATTACCCATATAATTTAATATACGGCAAGTTATGCTTTTTCCGGTAATGTCAATGGGCCGCTGCTCTTGATTTATGAACTGGAACTGGATCTGATTATCCACACCCTTATGTAGGGTTAGGGGTTTGGCGTATTGTGGCATATATCTCCTCGGTGAATAGCCTGACAATAGTACAACAATGTTGCGCTGAAGGTAATAAAATACTGATGTTGAATACACAAATGTAGGCTCCTATCACATATTTAGTCTATTATATTAATTTGAATATCTTTGGTTACCCGATAAATAAACTGTTAACTAAAACAATGATACAAAACGAATTCTTCAGGAAACTTACAGAACTACACCCGTTCATCACCGTTTGCTCCTATGCCAGTCAGGATTATGTTGGAATCGTTCAAAATCGTGATGACATGGTTACCACTATATACGATTACGGTGCTATTGCAGACAGTAGTATAAAAGAAAAGTTCCTAGAACTAGGAGAAATTTGGTGGTGGGAATCAAATCGTCTTATCCCAATTAATTTGTTCTTAAAGGATGATTGGGCCATTTTTAAACCATATCTAAGAACATTCAATAATAAGAGTTTAATCGTAGTTCACGGTCCAATTTGTAGTATGAGTGATTTAGGTAAGCGCCGCTCAAAAAGAAGATCCATAACACTAGTTAAGCGACTGTCCTAAGAGGTTTATATGTACCACAACCAGTTGACTGTAAGCTAGGCTATGACTTTTTTTGAACACATACCCATCTGTACCCTTATCCCACACTGTTTTACTAATCTCACTCCAAGTTTTCCCGATTAAATGCTTTTTGCCAGGACGAATAACTGCTAGAAACATTGCTAATCTTGGGATACTGTCTATGGGTTCTGGCATCTTCACTAAGTTGTAATACTGATTATTCAAGTGAATTAGTTTCTCAACAAAAGATTTATCCTTAAGTTTACTCCAATCGGGGTCAACCATTAATTCATTGAGATGTTGTTCATCTTTGACATTCTCATAGACATGAACATTCAATAAGTCTAGTTTAAAGTATCCGCGCTTTTCTGCTACTGTATAATCAATACTAGCTATGTCATTGATAGGGTCATAGGGAATAGGGGTAACATATACACCAGTTGCATGTTTGCGAATTGGATTAACATTACGCATTGCCGCGCTTGTATGCTTAATCAGTTCAAGCAATTTATTTCTTGAACCAAAGTCAATGTCAATGTCACTATCTATTCTCATCCTCTGAAACCAGGTAAATCATCCCAGTCACCGTTCCAATCAGGAGGTAACCATGGATTGCTAAAGTCACAATCATACGGTCCTTCTACAGTTAATCTAAATGCATTTGCAAATCTTTTTGCATCTTTTTTTAATTTAAAACTAAACTCTGCACTATCTTTACCGTTATCGTCACAATCTTCAATTGAAATAGGAGATATTTCCTTGTCAACCAACCAAGAGATTAACTTAAAATCATCTCCGAGTTTACGAAAGTCACTATATTCTTTTTCTGTTTCAAATGTATACTTTACAATATATGCTTTCATCGCGGTTGAACCAATCCTGCTTTCATTAATTTCATGTATGCATCCTGAACCACAATTGCTTGATGTTCAGCATCTTCTACTGCCTTGTGTGTGGTTGAAGTTTTATATTTTTTGTCTCTAAGACTAACACCGGTGATATCAAACAATGTTCGTGTATCTCTGACATCCCCGTAAGACCACGGTGATCTTAAACCAAGTTGTCGCCAAGCATGTTCCATAACCACAATGTCAAATGGTGCTCCATGACTCCATGGCTTACCATGATTCCAACAAAAGTCATACAGTTGTTTCATTGCATCACTAAATGATACACGACCTTGATCACCCATAGCTTCTTCAATAGCTTCTGGACTTTGTTTACCCCACCATTCTAAAGTGGCATCATTGATACTACGATTGTAAATCTCTGTTTGATCTTCAATCGTAGGTCTAATTTCAATCTTGCTAATAATGCCCTGACCGCGAGGGTCAAACAATACTGCACCAATCGTAAGAATCACACAATCTGGTGTCGTGTTCAAACTTTCAATATCTATCATAATATCCATTTTATTTCCTCATTTCTTTAGTATATGCCATATGTATTTTTGTTCAAGGCGCTTAGTAAAAACTTCAACATCGGTTGTGTTATCAAATATAGCACCTAGTATTTGTGTCTCGTCAAACACCCTACCAACACGCTCAAGATATTCTGTTAGTGTGTCATATCTCAATGTAACCAATAATATTGAACTTAACCACATTACATTCCCATCACTTAATATAATTCCAACTGTAGATGATTTAACATTGTCTAACATCATATTAAGCAACAGATGTACTTTGGGGCCATAAACACTTAAACCAGTGATATGTTTATTCCAAGTTACTGCATACTTATTGCCTACAACTCGCACATCACACAGATCGGTCATTACATATACCACATTTCATACATTGTTATAAACTTAGCATCCCACAACTCTATTATAACACATCCGCTAGCTAAGGAGAAGTCCCAACCATGGTGTCTTTCACCGAAATTTCTTCTCATCCATTTTACTAGGCTAACTGGATCTTCTTTATGATAACTACAATCTCTTTGGTAGATTGTTTTGCTACCTGATGTTGTTTTACTGTCACGGCAAAGTTTACTACTGGTATAATTTTGAATCGGGGCATAATTTCCGCTATATATGATTTTTGCCATAGTTTTACCACCTCAATCTGGCTAAAATGTAATCTCGTTCATATCTAAATTTAATTTTAAATAGCCAACAAATCTCATTATGCATCCAAGCATACACACAATGCCTCTCTGATTTTTGTATGTTTGCTATTATCCAATCTATTATCTCTATGCGCTGTTCAGCTAGGTCATACATATTAAGTTTAATAACTAGTTCATGCCATCCTGGCTTAATATTTTCCCAGTCTATATTCTTCATTGAAACCTCAATAAGAATATCAAGTATTTTTGTTCGTCCACTATCGTGTAACCATCAGTGATGTTACCGTTGACTAAGATCATCTTTAGTCCATACTTATTTTCAATATAAGTTTCAAAATCATGGTCATAATAATTTGTCTTATCTTCTTCCATGAATTCTACTCTTGCTTGTTTAAGTAGCTTCCAATACTTCCAACGATTCTTTCTGAAATCTATATCAGGATCATCGTGATCATAATCTTGGAATGACTTTGATATATTGGTCATGACCATCTCAATGCTGCTATTGTAGCATATTTGGCATGCTTTTGTCTAATCTTTATGGTTAATCGGTTCTCGGTAGCATCCCGATCGGCTAGACCCCAGTCCCAATCCCATCCTTGTTTTCCAATATGTTTTTCCATCCAGGGCCTATAATGAACGTTTGGATCTGCTGACAACCACTGCTCGTCCGTTTTATATTGATCAATGAATTCTTTAATTATTGGACCATCAGGCCACGCAACATTGATAACAACACCGGGAACAAATCTCCACCAGAGTTTTTCGTTGATGGTTAGTCCACAGGGTATCCAATGTGAATATTTTTCCTTCCAAAAGAAAATACCTTTGATGTTATACTTGCTCATGTCCACCTCAACTTAAACCAAATAGCATCTTGCTCATCACTAAAAAAGTAATCAATCTGATAAAGATCATAGTGATTGTACCCATCCTGATGTAGATCATTGGTAACATAACTTGGGGAATGTTTTTTGGCCCAAGCTAATGCTTCCCAAGTCAAATCGTACGGCAATGTAACATACTTCATTCCCATCGTAGTAAAAACAAAGTTAAATCTTCATCACGAGTTAATACTATCTCGCTAATTTTACTATTATCTAACCAACGATTGCTACTAGTTTCATCATCATAGCCTGAGTTGCCAAAATTCTTCTTACACCATTTCTTTACTTCTTTGGTGTCAACATCTTCTTGTCCCTTCCAAGAGATAGTATGTATATTAATTTTGCTGCCAAAATAGCGTTCTGTTCTGTGTACGAATTTGCTCATGTGAATTTTAATGCTATCATCACAGCATCCCTTTCATTGTTGGTTGCTACGAATACTTGGTCTTGTTCGTGCCGCATATCATTAATATGAAACTTTCCATCCCATCGATCTCTATACCCGCGGGCAAAGTAATATACTGCACAGTTATTTAACGCTCGGTTAGGATACATGTACTGCCGAAAGTCTTTACTCGGGTTCCAACCAAATGGGTCAGAAGAATTAAATATCTCAGTGGAGACTGGAAGTATGTATTTGAAATTCATAAACATATTTTCAATCGTGCCGGCACCATGTACAACTGTTTCTTCGTACCACTTGCGATGATCGCGGGTTTGTTTGTCTAGCCCAGTACGCCAAGTTAGATACTTGTCTACAATGTAGTCAATTATTTGCATAACGCCAGTAACATTTTATATTTGTCATATGCATCAGCCACTGCAGGATACTTTGCACGAATTTGTCGTTCTTCCTGCTGCTCTCTACTATCTTCCTCTGCACGATTATCCAGACGAACCATAAGCTGAAATGCTCTTACGGGGAGTTCAATCTCTACTCTATCTCTGGAATCAGTGTAATCTAATGCTCCAAGTGAGGCATGGGGGCTGTTGCGATAATACTGATAATGTATCCTGGCATTATATCGTCTTGTAAAATCTTCAACCATTATATTATTCATAGCCACCTCAACATGAACCAATTACGATCTGCTTCATTACGGAACCAATATTTACGATCACTGCCTATCCAACAACTATTAGGGGTTGACCAATCACTATCCCCAAATGTCATTGTTATCCAATCTGCCATTGCATACCACTCAACAGCAGAAAAGTACATTGGTTTAACCCAATAAGGATATTTAGGGTAAGCGTCAGCATAACCAGTTTCAAGGTGTTTCATGTTATCAGTTTCAATGCAATTAGCCCATCTTGCTGTACTCATGGCGCGTTTCTTTATCATAACCATCTCAACGCAAAATATATTGCATTCCTCTCATCATAAAAATAAAAATCCATATAATGTACAGAACAATTAGTGTGAAAATTTTCTCCTTGCACTCCTAAATTTTCTACTGCCCAAGCATAAGGGTCATTCCAACCTGGGCCGCCTGTAATTGCCGTCCATGGCATGCGAACTCTAGTACCCAGCTTCGCTGAGGGTGTCTTTAACTCGTTTAGTAAGGTCTGCATCTCGTTTGAACTTTATTGCCCATTGTTCTGGGTTGATATAATCAATGATTAGTTTAACATGTCCTTCATTTAATGTATCTAGAAAATGGGTACCACTGTTACTTTGATACAACAACCATGGACTTATCTTACCTGCGGTGATAGCATAACATATTTTATTTACATTCCCGTATCTTAAAATATCTTGTGGTTGTATACCTGCATCTTCTGCTAAGTTAATACAATTTCCCACGCTACGATGTATAGCATCAAATGCGTCCTCGTATCGCAAATATTCAACAAGATATTTAGTGTATGTACTATCACTGCACCAGTTGTCAATCTTAGTTTGATTCTTCAATAACCAATCAATAAATCTGGGAATGTTAATTGCATTGATACTGACACAATAGTTACCAAACTTAACAAACGCAATGTAGTATGGGTTCTTAATAAAATCTTCGTGTGCTAGATTTTTTCGTTTTGATGTATTCTTTTTATAAAAATCTAACCAGCATTGGAATGCAATTCTATTGCCATGATTGTCTTTGTCTAACCATCTGCGTTTCGTTTCACATACATGTCTAAGCGTGGTTGATTCTTTGAGGAATTCTCTTTTGCAAAACTCGCAACCATACTTCACCGGCTTATCAATTGCCGAGGTCTCGTTCATATTGCTTAAGTTGCTGATCAGTGATAGTTTCATTTAAAACCTCAATATCTGTTAATTTCATATTAGGAAACAATTCTGCTAATTTAAGTTTGCGCTTTTGACCAGATACAAACGCTTCACTTACCGCGTCAATGTCATCACTATCCGCTCTAGGATATATTTTATTGTAATACTCTTTGATATCTTTTAGTTTAGCCGGTGCTTGTAATTTACTTACCTTAGGACTAATGTTGGGTATCCACTGATGAAATTGTTTACCTACTCCCGGACTACTTGCACACATCATTAACCATTGTAATTTTGGGTGCTTCTGCACATTCTCATTAAACAAATACTTATTCGCATACTCGGCTGTACTCATTACATAATATCTGCTCAATGCTTCATTGCCCTTAATTGCACTTAGCCATTGAATCATTGTGAACGGGACAAACTTCTTTTGTTGTTCAGGTGATAGCCTGTCAAAGAAATCATAATCCTTTTTATCTAATGCGGCAAGGACCTCAAACAAGTTTAAATCTTGTTTATCAAATTTTTCATCAGTTGGTGTTGCTGCTTTTTTGGTTGCCATAATTAAAAGGCTTGGTTATAGTCCACAATCTCGCAATTACGACTAATCTCTTTTACAAAATAAACACATTCGGGTTTAGGACCATCATTCAGTGGAACACACAGAAATTGACCATTACGCAATCGCGGAGCATACCATGTTACATCGTGATAGATATCTACAATCTCAATGGGCAGAAATGTAGGACTAAAACTAGTTAATGGATTAAACTGAAACACATTAAATCCTCTGTCATTGATACTTGTCAGTGGTAATGTCTCTAAGTCCCCGTGTTCTTTTTCACCAATCAATATCTGCCAATCTACTGGCATCTTAATTGTATGATTACCAATCTTCAATACAAGAGCCGGGGCATTAAAACTTTCTAAAAAGATTAACGGGATATAATGATAATCCACATTTGAAGGGTTTGAATTGTCTAGTATAGCGAATCTAAGGTCTTCCACTTCTTCGGGTAACATTTCCAAATTGTAGCGGGTATTTGTGTCTAGCAATAAAATATTCATACAATTATTGTATCATTTATATGTAACTTTTTCTACATCAAACGGGTAGTTAGCCTCTTTATAAAATGTTTTTCGTTGGGTAAGATGTCGTTTAGCAAATTTACAGCTACTTGTGATATCCCAAATTTCCACGTGAGCCTTATCTTCGGCTTTACGAATACCACGCCCGATACTTTGTATTACCCTGACAAAACTCTTACCCGGTTCAATTAGCACAAGGTTAAAGATTCGTGGAATATTAATACCCACGGCCGCTACACCATAAGTAGCTATAATGATTTTGTTAGTTGATGTTGCAACCTCATCATATTGTTCTTTGCGTTCATTCATACCAGTATTACCTGATACGAATACAACATCATATTCTGTTTTGAAGTCCCGTAATAGTTCGGCTAATCTGTTATGTAATTCTTTGCCTGCTGCTACTCTATCAACTAATATCAATGTGTTACCAGTGTTTTTAATTGTATCTACTAGTTGACTAATCTTATCTAACCGTTTGCCATCTTCAAGCAAATGTTTTAATTCAGATTGGTAATTACTGAATTCAACACCATCTTGCAGTTGAACGATGTTTACATGACATTGTGCTAGTACACCTCTGTCTTGCAACTCGCTGGCTGATAGTTTGTTAATTACATTGCCTAGACTGATAAAGATCGCTTGACTTGCAAATTTTTCTTTAGGGATAGTTCCAGTCAATCCCCAACGAATCGGGATGTTGCTCATTACCCCAGTAAGTAATTCTTTTAGTGCATCTGCTTTGGCCATGTGAACCTCGTCAACCATGACACACACTACATTTTCAAGAAAGTCACCAATCTCAACTTCGGCTTCACCTGCTTTTGTTTTCTTAAGCATATTGTTAAGACTTTGCCAAGTACAAATTGTATGTGTTTTACCAAATTCTTTTCTATCGCCAAAGTATACACCAACATCTAATCCAAGATTAATGTAATCTGCTTCTGTTTGTATCACAAGACTTTTGTTAGGTACAATAACAATACTACGGCCATAACTTTCAATAGACCAACTTAGTGCTGCTGTGATTAAAGTTTTACCTGCACCTGTTGCAATCTCTTGTAGCGACTGAGGATTCTTTAGAAACTCATTGATGATTGATATTTGATAGTCCCGCAATACCACCGGTTGCCCTGCGATTGGATGTCCTTCGGGCCAATTCTTATGCTTGAATGTTTCTTCGGACACTTCAGCAAAATTAAACGAGGTGCTATATGTACGCAGGTCTTCTAGTTCAATATCATAGCCTCTGCTATCAATGAACGGGAGTATTTCAGGAAGTAGATTAACATAGCTTGATCCAGCTAGACTAAAGAAACTTACCTTACCATTCCATCTACCAAGTCGCACTGCAGGAAGATATCGTGCACCGGGTACATCGTACTCAAACATTTTAACTAATGCTTTGCGTTCGGTTAGTTCCAATCCATGGATCTTAACATTTACTTCATCTTTAATTTCTAATTTAACTTGTTTCATATTAGTACTTAGTATAGCATAATCAATTATACGATTACAACAATAACGGCAAAAGGGACCCAAGTCCCTTTTTTTTATCATCAACCTTATTTGGTGATATCAGCAATACGGTCAGAAAGTTTTTTTGAATTTTGCTCTTGTTTTACTTTATCTAGCATAAGGCTATATATCATAGAAATTGATAGACACAGTACAAATCCAACAAGTACCAACATCATAATCTGATAACTACCGTAAATAAGTAGAACCTGAAAAACTCCCGCACCTACTAATATGGATGCAAAAACTGCCAATGTACGCATAGCAGCAATAAAACGAATATCCTTAAACATAAATTAACCCTTTATAAAATAAAACCACTACTCACCGCCCTTAAGCAAAAACTTATTAGAAACTGTCTTGAAGGACACTTGCCGTTCGTTGCACTTGTACACAAGACCTTCACGCTCTGGACCAACAATGTTGCCCATTACACTCTTACCTTCTGCCATCTTTAGCAAATCCGCCACAGTCTCAGTGGTAAGCATAAAGTCTGACTTGAATATCGGACAATAATTCAACTCATGTTCTGATACAAATATGTGGCGTTCAGCGGGGGTAAAGTAATGTCCCGCGTCAATGTCGTAAATGTCGTAAACATAAAAGTCTTGATCACGAAACTTGTACATATTTCCTTGAATGCCATTGCCAATCAATTCACCTTGAACTGCAATATTGCGGCCATAAGCAACTAGCTTTGGTTCAAGTCCGTGCTTGATAGCAGCACGCCATAGTGAATTGTCTGGGTTACGCTTGAGGTCAAGATTGCGGGAACAGACACCAACTTCCCCATCAATAACATAAACAGTCATTGACGAGCCATCTAACTTCTCAGACACTTCCCAGGTGAGACCTTCTGCCCGCCATTCTTCCAACTCAGTTGACAAGTTTTGAATACGCTCTTGATCCGTCTTGGGAATACGGGAAGGGAACATTCCCTTAACTTCTCCGGCCAATGCCGCAGAAATTGGTGCTTCATACTTGACAATGCCAAGCAGTTCTGAAACATCCATACCTTCGTAAATCTCTCCGATCTTGTCTAGTGCAGCATGCCTAGGCAGCAACAAGCCTTGGCTCAATTGGCCACGCAATTTTACAGTACGCAGACGTTCGCCTTTGACTTCATTGTAAACGTGAGGGAAGTTTCCCTTTGATAGAAATGGTGCCACCTCATATGGAATCCATGAATCAATTTCACAGTACACTGCTAGATCACCGGCAGTATATTCGCCCTTACGAGTAACAACATTCCACCCTCCAAGGGAGCAACACTCAATAGAGTCTGCTCCGGGAATATCCCGAATAGAGTCAATTTTTCGGATAGTAGCCATCTTGCGAGTCATAAAATTTCCTTTTCCTACGGGACTTATTGACATTGCCCTTTACTCACACTGTAGAGTTAAGTCCGCATACAAGTAGTACGAGCAAGATTTTTCCAGTTTGCTGGGCTGATCTTGATCAGGTCAGAAATCTTCAAGCACATACGCAAACTCAATTCACGCAACTTGCTATGATTTTCCCACATGAAATCCAACACTTCATTTTCCAATTCAGGAGTGAAGCCATAGTCCTTGAACAAGCCGCCGTCTGCATCACGATGCACTTGCTTGATACGCAACATTTTGTCACGCTCACTATTGATCGTCAGGTCCAGAAAGTGACAACGACTTTGCAATGCTTCCAAGTGATCCTGCAACTTCTTGCTTTTGATATTGTCAAACTTCAAGTTAGTGATAAAGATAGCACTGCCATTGAATTTGAATTCGTTCGGGATACCTTCTTCACGCAGCAAACGACTGTCACTATTCCAGCAAATTTTGCGAGTCTTACCTGAATCCAATGCTGCTTTCAGAATGTTCAATGCCAACTCATCGGCGAACACGCTATCACAATCATCAAAAATCAGTACATTCTTTGTGTCAGAATATTTGTACAATTGTGTGTACAGCCCAAGTGCAGTCATTGCACCCTTGACGACATTGAAACGAACCTTCTTGCCGGCAATCTTGTCAAACATGCTAGCTTTTTCCATTTGTGTCTCAACACCATAACTCTTGCCAACACCCGGAGGGCCTGCAACAATCATTGCACGGATATCACCGCTGATACATGCACGAGCCATTTCATCAAGAATGCCAAATCGTTCGGCAATGCGATTCATTGCTTCTTCTTCAGTTTCTGCGGGCACTTCATGCCTTACCTTGAATTCTACAGTATTACTAATCATATGCTCTCCGTTCATAAATTCAATATCTTCAATGCTTTGAAGATTGATACGGACCTGAGGACCACCTACTTCAAGCTGACCTTCATTTTTAACAGTAACAAAACCGCCCTTTTTGCCAACTTGATAACCCTTGACCAGAGTAAACACTTCACCAGCAACGGTGTTATTGCGATAAGAGCCAGCGAGAATGCGAATTGTTGACATATAAAAACTCCTGTAATTAACTGATTAAGACTCTATTATATACCCGAATTGATTTAATGTCAATAGTCAGTAAACCCTAGATTGAACATAGCACTACGAAAAGGTTCCGAGCTTTCAAGATCGGCCCAGAAATAAACCTCAGTACGGACAGTGTCGTTGCAATTGAATTCAAACATTTCATAAATTTGATCATTTGAGGACACTTCACATTGCTGAATAAATTGTGCGAGTGTAGTAATCATTTTTGATTCCTTTAATTAACTGTTTAAGAGTCTATTATATACGAAAACCCATTTACTGTCAAGCCTTCAGTATGTTCACGATTCGCTGATGGATCAGGTCCATTTCAGACTGCTCAACATAAAAATCCGATTTAGGATCATAGTACTGACCCTCTATGTTGTCATAATACAACACTCGACCGGTGAAGTTGAAGGGGCCTTCCAGACCCTTACGCGGACCGTACTTAGTACGCATTTCATCCATTTGATGCTTGTCTGCGACAACTTTGTAAGCCATGAACAACTCCTTTTGACTGAATAAGACTCTATTATATACCCAAAACCATTTAATGTCAAGTTTAAGCAAACAATTCGCGGTAATATTCCTCGTCCACTGCATCAAAACTTTTAGTGGTCCACTCAACTTTGTATCCATTCAGTTCATATTCATCAACCATAACTTGCAATTTACGCAGAGCCTGATGGTAAGACAGTTTCTGATTTTCCATCAGGCTCATGTTGGTACAGTACATGAAATTATTGCTGTCTTTGCGGGCGCTAACTTGTACAAATTGCTTAGTCATTCTAGTGTCCTTTAATCAATCTAAGTATCTATTATATACCCAAAGCCATTTACTGTCAACCTCAGATTTTGATCTGACCAGAACAATAATTATGCTAGAGTCCACTTAAATAGTTTATTAAAATGTACCCCGTCACGCTCCATGAATTTAATTAACCCATCTAAACTTATAGATTGACCTTTGTCAAAAAAGTAATCCCACAAGTGTATCAATTCATTAATAGCAGAAACTTCAATCTTATACGGAATATTATCACTGTCTTTTAACCAATACTCAACGAATTTTCCTGATTTGCGTTTGTATGCGAATTTTTTAACCGGGGTTAAATTTAATACTTTAGGATATACTTGCGCTGGCCCTTCAAACCTAGTATTCAAATTTCTAAACATTTCATCGGTGCCGATATCATGTTCATGGAATTCAGGTAGACGATAAATCAAAGGCATGAATTCTTCTTTAACTACTTTGCCATCTCCATGGATGAATATAGATAAATCTTTTCTATAATTAGAAATCCGTTGACCTCGTAAGTTACTCATCATAAGTTTCTTGCTGTAATAGTCACGGATAATATTAGCCTTTTCTCTATCTTCCTGAATCATTTCTTTGAATAAGATGTCATCAGTAAGTTTAGTTGGTCTATCTATAGTACTAATACCTTGATTGATTAGTGTTCGCAATCTATGCCAAGTAACACTCAATGCTAAAACATCTTCTGTGGTTTCAACCACTATAGATTTCTTTACATACTTATTATCACAATCAATAGCTTCCCCAAGAATATTCATGTTGAAGATGCCACCACTAGCACCAAACGGTGTCAAGGACTGTGTAGCGATTGCATTAAGGGATACTTGCTGCGCTGCAATTTGATTTGTATTTGAATTTGAATTAGTCAATTGTAATTTCTTTCATTGTTAACCTATTGTAATATCTTCCATACCTGCTGCCCGCAACCGAGTAATATGACCCAGCATGAAATTTTTTGATTCTAATGCCTTCATAATTCCTAAAAACTTATTTCTAAGATAAGCTACTTCGTTAATCAAAACTTCCATGTCAATTACTTCATCTTCACCTTCAGCATATTTTTCAGCATCACGGCTTGTCAATGCTCTATTATACGCTTCTAAATATTTTTGAAAATGTTTTCGGCGAATTTTCCGTAATTGAATATTTAAGTAGTTAAGCACCGCTTCTACTTCTTGTAATTGATTAAATCTGTGTTCTGTTACCCCGGGTATTGCAGCAATGTTCTTTTCAACATTACCATATATCTTTACCTCTTTTTTTGCATGTTCTAATTCAGCTTCAAAGTACTGAATGAAATCTGGGAGTACACCTAGATTTACTGTTATGCGGGTATACCAATTCATTTAGTCCCAGTCGTCAGCATCATCTTCTTCATCTTCGTCTTGAAAATGTTCTTCGGCATATCCTTTTAATGCTTTGGTAATATCTTTATCCTTAAAGGCATCTTTGATATCATCAATTTCATAATTATTGTCAATTAAAAAATTAACAAGTGTATCTGCTGCATTACCACGATCATTCAAATCAACATGTTCACGCAATGCATCCCAAACTTCTGCAATAATATCTAAACTCATTCTGTGATTTCCTCTTCAACGGTTACAGTACTTATCACACTTTTAGATTTTCCAGTATACTCCAGCATAACTTTATCTAAGCAACCGTCTTTATTAGCTTCCCATCCCTTACGGAATGATTTCAGAATTTCACCGGAATCAGTTACGAAAACTAAACTGTTACCTTCTTTCTTCAAAGCCCCAGACTTCTCAAACATATCAGTCAATCCACTGTATGGACTCATCCCTGTTTCGTATGGAATCTTAACTTGAATAGTTTCAAACGGCTTTGCATAGCGGGTTTTCATAATCTTACAAGCAGCACGAATACCATTTACTTCGGGAACCTTGTTACCATCTTCATCTTCTTTCAACTTCAATTTCTTCATAGCAACTACAATTGAACTTGCATAAACAAAACCCTGTCCACCTGAGATTTTATCATCTGGGTCAAACATATCTTGACTTGCATAGGTATGATTAGTAGCAACCAATCCTACATTATGACTACCAAACATGTTTACACAATTGCGAACAAGACTAGTTAGTGCTTTTGGTTTGCGACCCATGTCACCTTTCATGTTACCATCTTCAAACTGATTAACATCAGTTGGTGTCAATAACATACCAAGACTGTCAATGATAAACAAAACTTTCGGCTTGTCTGTTTCTGGCAAAACTTTATATGATTTCATAAACTCGCTGATAGTCTTTGCTACATCGTCAATCATAGCCATATTCAACTTGAGCAATTTAGTTTCGCTGGTGTCTACTCCTAGATCATGCAACCATTTTTCATCTAGTGCATTTTCGCTGTCAATTAATACAACATATATGCCTTGTTGTTGTGCATGTCGGACGAGATTTCCTGAGCAGATGAATGATTTACCTGATCCAGACTCTCCGGCAAAGACAGTAACTTTACCAAGAGGTACGCCTTTATTAAAATCACCTGATATCAAATAGTTTAAGCCGAAATTACCAGTTGAAATCCAATCAGTTGGGTCGTTATATCCTATGCTAAGTCCTTCAATAGACTTAGTAATTTCTTTCCTAAATTTTGATACATCAAACGGTTTAGCCATTGATATTCTCTCTTTCTTTATTGATTTCACGGTTCAGATATATTCTATCTGTAAACGATACTTTATCAAGCATATCGGGACATTGATCTGCCATTCTTTCCAAATCATAATCACTTGGATAATGTCGTAATGCTCCTCGTGCCCTAGCCCGAACTATGCCAGGGACCCTGGGTGTTTTACCAGGATCGCACAATTCTTCTAACAATTTTTTACCTTGCTTCATAGCCCGGTATCTTTCGTCTGGGAGTGTCATAATATTTTCCTAAAATTAGGGGCCGTGGCCCCTAATAAGATTAAGACTTGATTTGTCTAGCCTTAATAAGGGCTAAAATGTCTGCTGCTTTGTCACTTGATGTAGTTGCCGCTGCTACCGGAACTACAACTGTAGCAGGAGTGAACGATGCCTCTGCTGCTGCAACATCCTTTTCCCAAGCGGGTAGACTAGCTGGTGCGACTGCTGCAACTCGTGCTGATGACCCTGAAGGGGCGTCAATGCCCCATGGGCGATAGTATTGACCCCAGCGTTCAGGATCATATTGTTGACCGTCAACACTTGCTTCAAACATTTCCTTGATGATACGCAATTCAGCTTCTGAAGGCTTCTTGGGCAAGAAGTCTATTAGATTAAACAATCCATGTGCTTCAATTGCTGCTGCTTCTACTTCTGTCAATGCTGATTCACGGCGTGACCAATTACTAGTTGAATAATCAGCATAACCACCTTTAGAAGTTTTCTTAATTGTAAAATCAAGACCCTTAAGATAGTCAGTTGGCAATTCCATGATTTCAGGATCCATCAACCCACTCTTAATGATTGGGATAATTTGCGGACTGATAATGAATCTACGAATAGGATTCGCTGGTGTAGTGTCTGCACCAATTGGATTTTGACGAACAAAACCCTGAAACAAGTAACTACGCTTCTTCCAATATTTGTTAGCCATTTCTTTCAATGTCTCATCCTTGTACCAAGGACGAACTTCTGCTAAGATTGGGCAACTGCCATTATACATTTCCATGCATGGAACTTGTACATCAACCTTCTTCATATCAGGGTGACCTTTAACTCCATTGAATGGGAGTTTGATGATTTGTTTTTCTACCCAGAAGAATTCATTTTTACTGTCATCATCGGGCAAGAAACGAATAGAAGCTGTTGAGCCTTCGTCCATATTCCAGTGAGGATAGGCAGCGCCGTCACCTTGAGGTGAAGAGTTTTTGTTTTGGGATTTGTTGTCTTGCGCTGCGAGCCGAGCGCGGATTTCTTGGAGTGAAGCCATTTTGTTTCCTTTATATTAAGATGGTCTTTGTTTACAATTCGCTACACATAATTATGTAACTAACGAATCACAAGTATACACTACTTGTAGCGATTCGTCAAGAGTATTTATGCCAGTTATGGCAAACCTCACCTTTTAAGTGAGGTTTTTGATAAGTAATTTACCCTTATCTTCTGTGTTTCATAATCTGTAAGATACGGTCTAAGTCATCTTGCCCTTCTTTCACAATACCTTCAGTCATTTCATCTTCTTCAGATACAACAGCTTGGTCAACCGTATTGATGAAGTTTTCAGTGGCGCCAACTAAGTCACCCGGTTTAGCAGGTCCACCTGTTGGGCCTAATTGACCTACCCGCTTTTGATCAGCATCTAAATCTTCCGCCACACCTTGCTCGTCTGGTCGTTTGAAATTTGGACGAGGTGCCTTACCACTTAGGAACTTGCCAACATCAGACCAATGACCCACTACTTGGTCTTGTTTGTTCAATGCTACTATTTTATTATCTTTTTTCGTAATAGTATACCCACTACTCTTAGCCTGATCTTTCCAATCATACCAACTTGTAAATTTATCAGATTCGTTTAGTGAGCCTTCCGCCACACCTTCTTCAGGAATACCAATTGAATTGTTACTTGTTAAACTTTCCCCTTCGGCTTCTGTCAACCCATCAGCCCACTCTGCTAACTTGCTCATCTCTATGTCAACTACGGATTCAGAAACCTTCTTATGTATTCTATTCAATATTGGCATTACACTTTCAATACGCGGATCTAATGTCTCTTGTACAAATAATTCATTTAGGGTATTTTCTTCAGTTCCATCTTCCATTAATGCAGGGGTCCAACTTTCAAAATAAACATTGTATCCGCGCTTGCCAGTCATACGGCTTAATGATTCACGCAAACTTTGATAATGTGCAATACCTTCGTTCACCAATGATTGTGCTGATTCATTGAATTGACCATTGCGTGTGGCACGAACAAACCCAGCCATCTTGGTATATTCTTCACAAAGACTACCAATGTGACTCCAACGATCATCATTGACCTTGCCACCCTCAGCGATATGTCTGGCATAGACACGGGCAATACCTGGCTTCTTGGTATCAAGTAAATAGCGTTCACCTAATTGATTTTCTAGAAAAATTCGGTTGATGTTACGATAGCGTTGTTCACCTTCTTCAATAACACGGCTATGTTCAATTACAATCTTTACGGTGGGCACAGCATCACTATAACTTGACTTCTTACCTGTGGCGTAGTAACCTTCTGCTAGTTTATCTTTGTTCTTCATATGGTTCCTTCTGGCCATGTCATCTCCAACACGGTCTTTGTTTTGTGTATTAAATCCTTTAAGTCCTTTGGTCATTCTCCAAGCACTTAATTGATGTAGTAGTCCACTCCAGGTGTCATCGTAATCTAGTCCGGGTGTTTTACCATCAGGACTATCGGTTACATCATCGCCAAAATATACAGTTAATACTCTATCTTCATCTAATGTGGCATAAACAGTTCCGTAATCTTTCCCGTCTTTAGTGAATTCAAACTTGAAAATATCTGCTTCATCGGGGATAGGAGTAGCTTTGCCTTCAGCATCTAATGGTTTTGGTTTGTATTTAGAAAGTAATCTAAACAGTTCGCGGTTTAATGATTCGGTATTTGTTGGCATTTGGTAGTTTTTCTAATAGAGTATTTATCAATTTATTACGACAACACTGCAAAGAAGGGTAATGGAGCAACAAATTCTTCATGGTCTCTGACATAACTATCTAACTCAAAATGATACGAACCAAGTTCTTGAATCATGCGAATTGATAAGAGTGACGCCATTACGAGGTCATCATGGTCACCAATTTTAGCAGCATAACTACCACCATGGGCCACAAATGCTTTTAATTCACTAATAAGACTGCGACTATTTACAGTTAGTTTCTTACTTTCTATTAAGGTTTTGAACTTAGCGCAAGCGGTTAATTTACTTTTGTTTGAAGTGTTAAAGCCCTTACGCTTTTTACCGGGTTCACTTATAAATGTTCCGGGAATATTATTTTCCCCATATTCGTTTAATGACACTAATGCTGCTTCACCTATGCTGTTATTCTCCACTGAATAATACAGGTTGTTTGGTTCCCCTGTACATTCTACGATATGTTTGTTTATCTGTGCTATAAGTTTAATTTGTGTTGGGATATCCGTTTTATTGTGTTTCCATTCACCGATTTGAGTAACTGTATTTGCTTCAAAGATTTGTATTGCTGCTGGGTCATTACCTGTTCCAATACTTGGATCTAATGCTACTGTATAGATATTACCCTTTTTTGGTTTTTGATACCAACGAACTTGTCCCATTCTAGTTATAGGTTCTATACCCGACAACATCAATAATGTATTAGGATTGATAAGAGTTTCATCCGCAATAATAAATTCACAATTTATTTCCCGCTCGAACCTATCATCCCCGAGTTGTGCCCTCATTTCGTTCGCCCATTTTTCATCTCGTCCCGGTTGTTCACTCCAGTGTGCGCGGTATGCTTTGAAACCATTAACACCCAATTCAGTGGTGTTGCCAAATTCATCTTCAGTTTTGTTAGCCCCTTTCCAAATAAAAGCAAACTGATCTTCATCACTGTTTGGAGTGCTTGTAATAATCGCTTTACCACCAGTTGACAATGTTGGTGTAATAGCAGTCCAGAATTCTTTAGCAATACTTGGTCTGACGAATGCAAACTCATCAAGGTATAGTAATGTAATACTCATACCACGACCTGTGTTTTCAGTTGTTGTAGCACTTACAATGCGACTACCATTTTCAAAGTCTAAATTACCCTTGTTGTAAGTTGTAGCACCCGCTTTGATGTAATCTGGGCAGTTTTCGTAGGCGTACCTCACCCTTTGCATAATTTCCTGTGCGCCGGTGTACTTGTGTGCTGCAATAAGAATCGTGCTATCTGGTTTAAACATAGCGTACCAAAGAAGATACCCGGCCGCTGATGTGGATTTTCCTGACTGTCTTGGCATCAAACTTATACTAAATCTATAATTATGATATGTATTGATTAATCTTTTTTGATATCCATAAGGGTGATATACCATGCTACCTTTAGTAGGATGTTGTATCATAAAGAAGTTATCCATGAAGTATAGATAACCTGTGTCAGGATCACAGCATCTGATAAAGTCTTGTAATTCTTTATCATTGTTGAATTTTGTTTTAGTATAGGGGTTCTTTACTAAAGAAGGCCCGCTACCTATGTTTGCATTTTTGCTACTCATTTATTCTTTCCGAAAGGGTCTTCACCAGTAATGTGAGGTTTAGCGTACCAAAGTTTAAACCAGGCTTGATCACCTGGCTTTATATTGTTCTCACGCATGAACTGATGTTTTTGTTGATTGTCAACTACTTTGTATTCTGGTTGAACTTTATCAACACCACTCAATCGCTTTAGCTCATCAAGTGACATGTCCTTTTTAGGTATAGTGGCATTACGAACTTTTGATAGTCCGTTTTGTAACTTCGCTTGATTAAAAGGATCAAATATACTCATGATGAGTATTTATAACCTAACTTGCTTATGTTGCGGAAATATAAGTTACACGTCCGATTAAAGTAGCTGACGTACCTAATAGTCCTGTAGTCATCAACGCTATTGTATTAGTTGAACCTGTACGATCATGCCAATATAGATCCATATATGTGTTATTTGCAGCTACTAATCCTGTCACATGTGAAGGTAATACTGCGAAACTATAGTTGTCTAGTGCTCCACCTCCTGCATTAGCCCTT